TAATACTTTGTTTGCGTTTCATCCACTGAAGGTAATTGTCTTCAGCTTCCTGTCCAGCATAGATTGCATTCTCATTACCATAAGCAAAGTTAGAAGTAAAGAACTGGATGATGTCTTTATCTTCTGGATGCTTGATGGCAAGTTTTTCAAATATGTATCTATCATTCCTAGCATTAAATGCTTCACGTGTACCACGAACATTGCCTCTGTTTTCAAAGACATTAAATTTATCGGTGGTGAAGTGAAGTTTAATCGCTAGGTAATAACGATATGCTTTAAATCCGTCCACTTTTCAGTTTCCTACACTGTTCTTTCATAGCTGGAGTATAATCTGGAGAGATCTCCGCTATACTACAATTATAAGTTTTTTCACTAGGTGAATGTGTGATCAAAAATATCATGATAGAAATATAAAAAATAAAACCTATTAGAAAAAGAATCCATACTCTTATACTAATATTTTCATTATCAAACATCTAATTGTGCCTGTTTAGGTAAATAGTTCAATTCACGAAAGTCCATTTCAATCTTATCCTTCAGCGACTTATTGATAAGCTGGGAAATGTCTTCTGGTTCCAAGTAATTGATGCGGCAGTATTCAAGAACCGCATCCATATATGTCATCTTACTTTGGCTAACTTTCTGCTCAATGTGTAGAGAAAAATCGTTAGCATTTTTAAACATCAAAACTTCATTATCTAATTTCATATTATTAATCTAGTTTCTCTGCTTCTGGATCAGGATTATAAACTTCATGATATTCATTATTATCAAAAATGCGTTTAAGTGCAGTTTGGTCTGCAGCTTCCTTTTCTGCTGATAATCTTGCTGCTTTAGCAGGTTCAGTTTCAAATGTGCCAGCTGCAATCGCATCTTCCTTGGCTTTCTTCTCAGCTGCTACGGCTTCTGCTTCTGCTTTAGTTGCAGCAACTTTATCTAAGTCAGCTTGTTTCAACTCTGCTTTCTTCATCCAATATTCAGCTTCTTTAATTGAACGAGAAATAGTATCATACTCTTTTAATTTGGCTTTGTATAATTTCCAAACTGGTGTATCAGTATTATCTGAATCCATCTGATCACCATACTGGTCTAAGAACATAGAGAAAAACTTGTCGAGTCTCATTTTAACTCCAAGCAATTCCTGATACTCATTGATTTTACTAGTTGTGCTCATTTAATTTCCTTATTGTTGTGGGAGTAATAGACACAGTTATTTATCTATTATACAGTATTTATTATTGCAAGACAAGCTATTTATCCTCGTCGCATCCTTGCAATGTCCATGGCTTCTTCGTCAGAGAAGATAGGAACAGCATTGGACTTATGCATGGTTCCAATTCCTTTAACCTTAGTTCCTGTGTAGACTGGACTAGGTTTCTTACTACAGTCATGGTATCCAGAATTGAGACTAGGATACTTTACAGTTTCTCTCTGATATGGTTTCTGCTGCTTAACAACCACAGTTGCAGAAATATCTTTAGTTGGATACTTCTTCATCATAGCTTCCCATTCAGCTTTCAACTCTCGTTGCTTAGCGTTTGGTTTAGACTTCTTTTTACTAGAATTTTTTACGTAGATAAACATAGATCACCTAAGAAAAACATTAATATTTGACACATTTCGGATAACAGAATTACTTACATTAAATGCTATGGGAATCGTCTGTTGTTTCTCATCAATCAACAACGCTGGTTGATTATACCGAACATTGTAACTTTTAAAGATAGAGTTATTGACTGACTCTCCAGCTGCGACATATCGATACAATTTCATATCTAAGTAATTCTCATGTAGGACTACTTCTTGTCCACCAACATCAGCTACAAGAACTAACTTTGGATTGCGTGGTAAATTCATATCAACATTAATACTAGAACACTCATTACCACTAAAGCAGACCATCATATTGTTATTGATTGCTCGTTCTGGTGGCTTTGTAGCAGAGTAAACACCAAGAGAAGCCAATGCACCAATAGCACCAAAATTAGTCATTGAGTATGATATCGCTCCACCAGTAACCATATCACGAATGTTGTTATTCGTATCACCCTTTTGATTAACTACGCTGGCAAATGATTTCATATCACTTATCCATTTCGGTTGCCATGATAAAGTTATATTTGCATTTACAGTAGTCTCATATGCTCCAACTTTAGTAGAAACTGAAGATGTGTCAGCCCTAATTGCAGAAGTAACATTGTTTAGATGCCTTACAATCTTCTCTCTCTTGTCATGTTCGTCAAAATCAATATTCAATGAAGTGCCTCGATTCTTCTTCATCGAATTATTTTTCGGGACAACATCTGCAATGATCTCTACTTCATATCCAACAGGTGTAGAGTTTTTCGAAACAATTTTATATGTTTTGATAACTCCACCATTGTACTGGTCAATCTCCTCAGTGACACTTCCATTCTTAGCATGGTTTTCACCGATGATGAATGTGCTCGCACCTTTCTCCAGTGCCTGAGTCTTTGCATTCTCTAATGCAGAAGCATAGGTGGCACCATAACCAGTAACACGTACTTCTTCAGCAGAAGCAAACGTGGATATCAACAAAAGAGAAAGAAGAGTCTTGTTCATTAGAAACCATTCATTTGGGTACGAACAACAGCTGCAGCATTGATACTTTTCTTGGAAACCATGAGTGTCACAGCAACCATATTAGACTCACGATCAATACTACGATTGGCAACGTAAGCACCACGCAGGATACCTTGAGAGTTATCATTAATATTTTCAGTTACAGACTGAGAAATTTTACTCGCTCGGTTACGCTCTTCCTGACTATATTGAGAGTGGTCTACTTCAGTATCGCTTCCGAACAATTCGTCAGACTTAGTGTCTTTACTTCGTTTACTATTCTCAGAACCATTAGATGATACGATGTCTTTCAATACAGTCTTGGTAACATTCTCGACTGCTTTACCAGACTTAATATCGTTGTTTAAAAACTCAACTAGGTTGCGCTTTGCACGCATCGTCGCTAACAGGAATGCGTCTTCTCGACCCTGTGCATGGTTGAAGTTAATAGGTGCTGTACCTGATGTTTTGATCAGCAACCAATCACCTTCTTCTGAAAATTGTAGCTGGACTGTTCCAGCTGTCTCAAGAAATTCTGCTTCTGCTTTCCTGATATCTGGTTTCATCTCCAGTTTATTTTCTACTTTGGCAACAGGTGGTGGACTCTTACTCGTGGATGCACATCCAGTAAGAAATACAGCAAGAACTGCCATTGATATAATACTCTTCTTCATTTCACATTCTCCTTAATTACAATTTTCGCACTGTCAAGTTGACGATCTGCAAAATTAGCAAAATTACTAAATCCTACAGTTGCAACAATAACACCCATAATAAATCCAACCACTAATTGCATAATAATTATACTCCAATCATGAATAAATGTCAAGCACTTTATACAACGAATCCAGACGTGTCTTTCTTCGCTTTACCTTTGGCTTTGAGTCCAACGATAACACCTTTGGGATCCAAGAAACGCAAGTCTGTTTCATCCCCATTAATCACTGGAAGACCAAGATAAGTCTTCGGTAATTCTTTCTTGAAAACAACAGCAATGTTCAATCCTGCCTGTTTTGCAGCAAGCACATCATTGATGTTTCCATCGGCATTGGAGAATGTTAGGTGGTAGTTTGGAATGTCACCAACTTTACGACCAAGCACCTTAGTGTAGTCATAAAATTGCACTTGTGGGAACATCTGGAAAATATTGCGTCCTTCCAGAATCTCATACTTCTCCCATGACAAGTCACTGGTGCCATTCAATCGAAAGACAGGGATTAGTCCCTTCTTTTCTGCATACTTGATGGTCTTGACGATATCGTTGAGTAACTGTGACATGAATGCTGAACGATTCTCAAAAAACATCTTTGTCTTGCGTATACGTGCCTGCTGAATCACATTAGTGGATTCACCTTTCTTGAAGATGCCACCACGTCCAGCAAGATTCAAACATGCATCCGTGCAACCCTTCGTACGCTTTGGACATACTTCTTTTCCTGACAAGTCTGCTGGCGCAAAGTGTAGTACTGAAGACAGATATCCCTGTGCCTGACCTTTTAGCAATTTTGGATTACCGACTGTTAGAAGACTCATTTCAACACCTTTCTTAATCACGATAAGGTATATTATGCTCCATTAGTCAATTAAAGACAACAACTTTCTGGACACTCGTAAGTTGTTGATTTATAAAGGAAAAATAACCACTAGACTAGAGGGGTTATTTCCTTACTTTGGGCGAACAGCAGTCCCATAGGCGATACAGATGGTATCGGTTTGCTTTGCATATGCACATCTAACTGCAACTGGGTCAATACCCTTAACGATTGCAGACTCTACATTGCGTTCAAGTGATTTTAATTCAGAGTACTGGTAAAATGTAACTGAACCAATCATAGTAAGAATAACTAACGCAATAGAAACTGTGAGAACATTATCATTCATTATGAATTCCTTTATTTTAGTAAGTACCATTATCAATCACCATTCTTATCCAGAATGGACCAAGGTTAGCATATAATCCACGTTGTTGTGGATCCATATCTGTTGGTTTTAATAGTTGAAATTGGAAACTCCAGTGAAATGGATTGAAAATAATCCCCATCCATACACCAGAATATTTTAAGTAGTTAATTAAGTTCTTTAACATCGTCGCATAGTCCTAACTTTTTAGCTTCTAGTGGGCTCAACCACATATCCTGTGGCGGTAACAACAACTCTTTAATTTTCGCTTCAGACAATCCACTACACTTTTTATAGTGCGCAATCATCTTCTTAGTAGTCAAATCAAACTCTTTAACAGTTGCAAATAACTCATGCTCTTTTCCAAACGCACCCCATGAATACTGGTGCGATAAGATTGATGTATTGGGTGTCAAAAGTCTCTTA